ATTAAGACTGATATAATTGGTATCGTCATTCTCTAAAAGAGCAGGCATTTTATTAAAATGTATCCTAAATTTGTAGGCTTGATCCGGAGTGGGAGCTAGAGCTATACGTCCTGATGTTGTATCAGATTCTCCTGTTGCTCCACCATACATGGCATAATACTTAGGTTTACCTCTTTTTGCGGACTCTGTAGATGGAACGTATTGTTGTAAATATGTATAATCTTTTTTTTCTAAATAATCGTTAGCTCCTGTAACAGCACTTGTAGAATCATAAACTTGTATACTTCTTACAAATAAACATCCTGCCGGAGCATTGACTTGATCTTGTCCTGTAACAAAAGATCCGGTTTCTTGTTTTCTATCCGCATCAATAGGTACATCTCTGAATATTCTATATTGTGCGTTTAGGATTATATTCTCTAAAACAGCATCTGTTAAAACATTAGAATCTGTTTCGGTGTAACTTCTAATCTGTGTTTTTAATCCTGATGCGCTTAATCCTGCCATTATGCTACAATCTCCTGACAACGAGGACAAGATTTTCTAAATCTATTATGTCCAGAACAATGTTCGGGTTTGTGAACAGGAATCTCAGGTTCTGGGACTTTTGTAAAATATTCTACATGCTCATCCATATCCTCTGGACATTGACATTGTTTTATTCCAAATAAATTACAAATAAAATTTTTAATTTTTTTAATCATGCCGTTAC